CTGCCGGATGATTTTTTGCTAACCACCGAACGGGCCAACGCAGCGTACCGGTACTGGGAAACCAAAAACCGGCACGGAGACCTGTCCGCCATCGAGGAGTTCGCAAATTTTCGCAACCACCACACGCAGCATGGGAAAACCATGGCGTGCTGGGAAGCAGCATGGCGCACCTGGTACATCAACGCAGTGAAATACTCACGACCGCCTGGGCCACCGGCTGGGCAGCAGTACCTGAGTTCGTACGAGCGAGCTGCAAGGGCCACTGAGTCCATCACGAATTACGAAAAAGCAATTGATTTTTAGGAGTCTCGACGATGAAAAACACAGACGACCTGGTTGCCAGCGCTGTCGCCTCAGCGATCAAGCCCCAGCAGCATGCCCCGCTGAGCGGCGCGGACATGACGCCTCAGGAGGTCGATGCTGTGGTGTATTTTTCTACCGGCTGAGAGACTGGGATTTAACTCGTTTTTTGCAGTTGTTCCCCGACGATACCAGCCAGCGCGTGGCCAAACGCACCAACGCATCGTTCGTGAAAAACTGGTCGCGGGAGTTCATCAACGCTGGTTTCGCGAAGATCAAAAAACACCGTCAGGAGAATCCGGAGGCGTGGCGTTTCTGGGTGATCGACGAGGTTATCGGGTTTATCCAGCACGGCGGCGCTGCGGGCGAGAGCTGTGCACCAGCGGGGATATACCGCGAGGTGCGTCCGAGTCGAATCCTAGAGGACCATAGGACAAAACATCGCCGCGTGGCGGCTGGTGAGTCTGCACTGGAAAACCTGCGAGGCATGTTTTCGTGACTCCCGATTTCATCCACCGATCTGCACAGGGAACCCTGCTCGCTCAGCTGGACAGCCTGGGTGTGAAAATCATCGAGGGCTACGAGCACAGCGATACAGACCGCTCCTGGGCGTATACCGAAAAACACATCGTCGGTGGTGCTGTGCTGACTGAGGCGGAGTTGCGGTGTGCAGAGTTCGGGCAGACCTACAACGAGATGCTGGATATGTTCGGGATTTCTGACGCAGATCCTCGCCGTGAGCTGGCGGACAAACTGGACGGGTACAGCCGATGAGGCTGGGCACTAAACGGGTTCGCAAAATGGAGCTGCGCGGTGACGCTGAGGCTCAGAAGACGCTGTTTGAGCGGGTGCCGGAGTCCATGAAGGTCACCGTGCGGATCATTTACAAAAACGATTTGCGGCGTATGGGGAGGCAGTACCGGTGAGAGATTTTTTTATTCGTGATGTGTCGTCGCTGCGCCAGGTGATGGTGCTGGTTTGGCAGCTGGTGAGCGAAGCGATTCACGGCGGGGCGCTGGTGGTGACGGTGGCCAGAGAGAGCAAGACGCGGGCACAGGAGCGGCGTTATCACGCCATGATCAACGACATTGCCCGCCAGGTCACAGTGTTTGGGCGCCGGTATACGCCGGAGATCTGGAAAGCATTGCTGGTTGACCAGTTCGAGCAGGAGATTCTGGCGAATGGTGGCCGGTTGGCGAGTCCCAGCGAGACGATAGTCAGCATGGACGGCCAGCGTCGGATTACGGTTCGCCCGTCCACCACCCGATTCAGAAAGCGCGAGGGCGCGGATTTTATCGAGTTTTTGTACTCGCAAGGTTCGGAAATGGGCGTAGCTTGGAGCGATCCCGCTATAGCCGCGTATGAAAATTATGCTAACAGTAGGGGATGATCATGCAGAGACGATCAACAAAACAAAGCCGAGGCGCAAACGCGGAGGAAAAAAAATTCATCGTAGCGGTCAAGTCTTTGCCGTGCGTTGTGTGTGGAACGCCAGGGCCTTCAATTTACGATCACATTTTTGGCAGCGCTAAAAAGCTGCGGACAGGTCACGGTGGGATTGAGCGCGTTCACGTTGGTCACTATGCGGGAATCCCGCTGTGCCCGGTGTGCGACTCAGTGAAGACCCAGGGCAGCCGCGTCAAATTCTCTACTATGTTTGGTGATCCCGTCAGAATGTGGATCGATATGATAGACAGACACGGGTTGAGCGTACCGGAAGACGTGCGCGGTGCGATGGAGGGTGAGTTATGTTCGTGATCGGAATTGATCCTGATTCAGACAAGCACGGCGTTGCAATTTTCAAAAGCGGGGAATTGACGGAGTTGCACAAAATGGACAGGCCGTTTTTAGTGCAAACTATTTTCGAGATTATTGATCAGTTCGGATCACCGGTTGTTGTCAGCATTGAGGATGTTGCGAGCAATCAATCAACCTGGCGGGCCAGCCAAGGCGCAAACAAATCGGCGGCAGCAAAAATGGGACACAGCATTGGCAGATTGCATCAGTCTCAGATTGAGATAGAGCGAGACCTGAGCATTCTGATAGCGACTGGCGATATTATCATGATCAGACAAAAGCCGTCACCGCAATGGAAAAGCGGGCTAGGGATTCAGGCGTTTAAATCGGCGACCGGATGGACTGGGAGCAGCAACGCAGACACAAGATCCGCCGCATATATGGCATGGCTATACATAATGGCGAACAAAAAAACACAAAAAAAGGGTTTCCAAGTTTAAAATTATGTATATAGTTGGAATTGTGATTGATTCAATATCTACATTCGCGAGACGGTCACAGTAATATGTGTAATAGAAAAATCAGATGGGTATTTTGGGGGAATGGCAACGATGAACTATCAAATTAAAAAAGGACGCTGAAAAAAAGCGCAGAGATTCAGAAAGATGTGGATATTTTTTTGAATTCAGGGGGGGAAATTAAATTAATCCCCGGATTCAAATATCAACCATTGCCAGCGGCAAGGAAACAACCTGATCGGAAAAAATCTAAACAGGAGAAAGAGGAAAAATTACCGGTGTTAAAACCAGAAACTCTGGCTATTTTTGAACGCCATAAAGATGATGTATTTAAAATGATGATGGACGGATTCACAATAAAAGAAATGGCCGATCATATGGGCGTTTCTCACGGGATTATAGCTCGGTTAAAATGTCACTACGGGTTTAAGAGCGAAGGTGTTGTACGTCGGAAGAGAACATTAAAGGATACCGTTGTAGAGCGCGTTATCGAGCTGGCAGCGAGGGGCGTTTCGTATGAGAGAACAGAGCAGGCGACAGGGCTACGATACGGACAAATAAAACACATACGAAACAAGAACAGAGAGGCGATAGCTCTAAAAAAAATTAAAAATAACGAGATGATTTCAGGGATAGCGATAGGGGGAGATAAAAATGAATCGAGGAAATAAAAAAAGATTTCATCCAATATTTCGGGACTGGTCTATCGATGGCGAGATAAAAACCCGATGGCATTAGACTCTGAAATAACTAATATTGAGCTGACGTGTAACAGCAAAAATCCCATTAAAAAAATGATGGCTGAAAAAATCTGGCGGGAGCTACGTGCGCATATCACCGGGAAGCCGCGCAGGTGGAAAATCTGCATGGCTGTTATTTTTTCAGCGAAAAACAGGAATGGATGTCCTCTGAAAATCGAGGAGTACGAGTTCATTCCTGATCGACCAATCGCCATATCCGCAGAAATGGCGAGGGTAACTGGGTACCCTCACGGCGAGGATGATGAACAGATGATAAATAATGAAATCGCGCATCATCTGAACGAATGCCTAGAAAACAATGCGGCCGTGCCCGACGGGCACAAGAGCAAGGGGGAGTATTTGCATTGCGAGTTTTCGGCGGAGGTGCTAGGTTGACAGAGTATAGGATCCCGGATATTGACGACGAGTCATATGTAAAATATCTCGCACTGCTAGATAGGGCGGGCATACGGGTTGTAACCCCGCAGGTTACAATTGACGACAATTTGAAATGGTGGGAAGTAGACGATGATCGCAATATATGACCTCACTCAATCAGAGTTAGAGTGTGCAGAGTTCGGACAGACACACAATGAGCTGTTAGACATGCTCGGGATATCTGACGACGATCCGCGGCGAGATATTGCTGACGAGCTGGACGGGTATAAAAAAGTAGGAAATTATTGGGGAAAAGACTTGCACAAAAATCTATAACATATACAATAATCACAAGTCGGAAATAAAGCCGGCTCAATAACCAAAGAGGGTAGGAAAATGAATTATTTTATCAATTTTAGTCAGTCAACCGGATTCAAAATCCAGGGATTTCGAAATAATGGGGCTTCTTGCGGGTCTGACATCCTTGACTTTGTTAAGGACTCCCACGCGGTCTTAATCCCTTTTATTCAGGGCAATGTTTCGAACGAGCAGATCGAGGCCGATGGGTTTGAAAACAACTGTCTTAATCCCTTTTATTCAGGGCAATGTTTCGAACAAGGACTCCCACGCGGGGTACACGTGCAATGCTAGGTCTGGATAACCCAGAATTGGCAATTGCCGATCTAAGCGGCTGGGATACAGTGGAGACCGATACTGACGGGAACAGTATAAACCCAGAGATATTTTCGGATCTGGTGGATCTAATCGAAAACCACAAATAATCATAAGGCCCCTCAACGGGGCCAAACAATATGGGAGTAGAGATTCATGAAAAGTGAAAGAATTAAGGCCGCTCACGAGCTGGGGCGAGCTGTTAAGGATATGCTGGAGTACATGGAAAACCCTGCTCATGCGGTCACATCCGGCAATGTTCTGGCGGTTAATCTGAACGGCGCATACAAGCGCTATTCGAGCGCTTGTAAAATACATGCGGGGATCGTTGCAATGAAAACTGAATTGATACAGAAAATGATTCCGCATCTGTACGAGCAGGACGGTTTTATCATGTGCAAAGAGGAGGGGCGCGTCATTATGACGACAAGGGAGGCGTGGTCTGAGTCAATGCTCAAAAACTCCGATTTTGATCTATGCGAGATGCGTCCGGAGTCGTCAATTGGTCTAAGGGTAATCAACAATCCCGGAGGAACTGGGTTGATGACAGTGCGCTCTGAGCTGGTTGGCTATCCTGGAATTTACGCAAAAGGCAGCTTTTATCTGAGTTCAGCATATTGCGAGATGATCAGAAATGGATCAAGAGGGCTGTCTTAATGTCAAATTTAACAGCGGAGTCGGTTATTTTGGGTATTTTGTTGTCGGTTTGCATCGGGTTCGGGGTGATAGCCGCAGGCAATATGGCGTATCAGGATGAGATTGAGCAGCAGATGTCATATTGCACTAGTGTAGAATCAGGAGAGTCGCCGGACTACAAGATGTCGTTTTTAGATCAGTGCAGCGATCAGGATATGGAACATCTTAGATCTGAGATTTCACGAATGAGGGGCGAGGAATGAGCGCAGATCGAAAAATGACGGCGGACGAGATGAGAAAGGCGAGCGCCAGGCGATCTCAAAAAAAATACTCAGGCAGATGGATAAAAGTTAAACGGTTGGATTCCACATCGAAAAAGATGCTGATTTACTAGAATTTCTAATCGGAAAATCCTTTGCAACGTGGGTAAAGCAAAAAATTAAAGAAGAAATTAAAAACCAGGGGTAGAAATGGATTATATCGAGTTCATAGAGAGCAAGCGCCACACTATCGGGGAATTCGGGTTCGACCCGATTTGGTTCCCCGAGGCTTTTGATTTCCAAAATAGCATCATCACAAAGGCGGTGCGAAAGGGGAGGATGGGAATTTTTGCGGATACCGGACTGGGGAAAACCAGAATTCAGTTGGCGGTAGCTGAAAACATTGTCAGGAAAACCAACGGTCGAGTGCTAATACTGACTCCCCTGGCGGTGGCGTTTCAGTTTATAAACGAGGCCGAGGTCATTGGCGTTGAATCAATAGAGCACAGCAAAGACGGGAAATTCAGCAAAAAAATCATCGTGTGCAACTACGAACGATTGCATTTGCTGAATCCATCGGATTTTGAGTGTGTCATGCTGGACGAATCCAGTATCCTGAAAAATTTTAACGGCAAAACGCGCGGCTCCATAATGGCGTTCATCAAGAGGGTGCCGTATCGCTACCTATCCACCGCAACACCATCTCCCAACGACTTTATAGAGCTGGGGAACAGCTCTGAGGCGCTAGGGTATATGGGGTACATGGATATGTTGGGTAGGTTTTTCCGTAGCAATCAGAACAGCGTAGACAGCAATAACCGGAACATAGGAGAGAAGTTTTATCTCAAGCCTCACGCTGAGCGTGATTTTTTCGCATGGGTTAACCAGTGGTCGGTTATGGTAAAAAAACCGTCGGATATCGGATTTTCGGACGAGGGTTATGATCTGCCCGCGCTGCATGTAAAAAATCACGTGGTTAACAACGAAAATCAATGGTCTGCGGGTGGCCAGTCCGCGCTGTTTGCAATGCCCGCTAGGACGATGTCAGAGGTGCGCGAAGAGCAGAAGATTACAGTTATGGATCGGTGCGAGAAGGCCGCAGAGCTGGCTAAGGGGAAGACCTCGGTGTATTGGTGCAATCTCAACGAGGAGGGCGAGGCACTGGGAAGGCTCGACCCCGACGCTGTTGAGATTCGCGGGGGGATGAGCATCGATCAGAAAGAGGATATTTTGATTTCGTTTGCTCGGGGCGACATAAATCGGCTTATTACCAAGGCAAAAATGACCAGCGCAGGGCTAAACTGGCAGCACTGCAATCATACTGTATTTTTCCCGACGTGGAGCTATGAGCAATACTATCAGGCCATTCGTCGATTCTGGCGGTTCGGGCAAAAACGNGAGGTAACCTGCGATATGGTTATCAGCGATGGGCAAGAGCGGGTGATTGAGGCGCTGAACCAAAAGACGAAAAAGGCAATCGATCTGTATCAAAACCTCGTCGATTCTGCGAATCAGAGTTTTAACTACACCGTTCGGGGATTTGATCAAACAGTAGAACTACCGGAGTTTTTGAAATGACATCAACAACAAAACAACAACAAATAACGGATCAGTACGCTATATACAACAGCGATTGCATGGAGGTTATCGCGTCTCTGCCTGATTCATCTATTGATATGTCTGTGTATAGCCCTCCGTTTGCAGGACTGTATCAGTACAGTTCGGATCACCGCGACTTCTCAAACTGCGAATCGGCCGAGCAATTTTTGCATCAGTATGAATATCTGGTTGAGCAGATTTCGCGAGTCACAAAGCCGGGCAGAATCACGGCGGTACATTGTACTGACGTATTCGATAATGACTGCCGCCTGTGGGACTTCCCCGGGGAAATTATCAAGATTCATGAGCGACACGGGTTCAACTATCGGTGCCGCCAGATTGTTCGAAAGGAGCCTCTAAAGGTCAGAATGCGGACAATGGTCAAGAGTCTGATGCACAAGTTGGTCGTGGAAGACATGACAAAATGTTTCTCGGCCATGCCCGATTATGTTCTGATTTTCACGAAAAAAGGGGAGACGGAAGTGCCGGTAACTCATGATCACGGGCTGACCGACTTCCCATATTTTGGTGAGAGCCCAATATTACCCCACTTCCTTCAAGCGTGGAACAACGACGAAAACAATGCGCGATGCGATACTGTCGAAGGGCTGTGGCAGCATCTGAACGAGAAATACAAAAACCATGCGGATCCTAAAACCAACAAATTGAGTCACTACACCTGGAGGCGATACGCCGATGCGTTTTGGGACGATATTCGCATTGACAACGTGCTGCCTTATCGGGACAGCAAAGAAGATGATGACGAAAAACACGTACACCCATTGCAACTGGACGTGATAGACCGGTTGGTTTACATGTACAGCAATCCCGGAGAAACTGTATTAACCCCGTTCATGGGGGTGGGAAGCGAGGTATACAGCGCGGTCAGCCTGGGCCGAAAGGCGTTAGGAATTGAGCTGAAGGACAGCTATTACAAACAGGCATCAATAAATCTAGGTGAGGCCGACAGACGATTCGAGGATGCAGATAATCAGGATCAGGAAGACATTTTTGGCGGTTGACTACGCCATTATCGACAGGCACAATAATCACAGTTCATTGCTATCTATCCTCGAACTACCCAGCTTGACCGGCCTCAGTGCCGGTTTTTTTTTGCTATTTTTTTGTGCGTTGCGTATCATTTAGGCATTGAACCGATGAGGATATGCAATATGTACAAACATTTTCCCGAGTATAAAACAGCGCTAGTATCCGACCTGATCCCATATTTACGAAACAGCCGTGAGCATTCGGACATGCAGGTGAAAAAAATAACCACCCTGGAGCCGTTGAGGTTTAGGTTTGGCGATTTTTCGGGGGGGGTATAGAGGTGTAATATGGCTGAAAAACGAAGAACCAAGCCGCCACACGAGCCGACACATAATACCCGAGAACTGGTGAAACTTCATTCGACAATGGGTACTGCTCAGGAGACGGTTGCAGACATTCTGGGAATTGACGCTAAGACTCTGCGAAAATATTATCGAACTGAGCTGGATCATTCCCTGGCGGTGGCTAACGCCACAATCGGCGGGGTTCTGTTCAATAAGGCAAAGTCGGGTGACACCGCCGCGATGATTTTCTGGATGAAAACCCGGGGTCAGTGGCGAGAGAAGGCCGAGATAGATCACACATCAAGCGACGGCAGCATGTCCCCAAAACCGGCGATTAACGTCACTCAATTATCTGACGCAGCGATAGAAGAGATCCTGAATGCGGCCAGCGCCGATAATAACAGATCATGACCTGCTGGAGATTGAGAGAGAATACTGCCGTCGGTCTCTGGCGAATTTTGCAAGACGGGCGTGGCCTGTTCTTGAGCCTGCGTCAGAATTAAAATGGGGGTGGTCGCTTGATGCTATTTGCGATCATCTTGAGGCGGTCAGCAGAGGCGATATTCTACGGCTGTTGATTAACGTCCCGCCCGGCAGCATGAAATCATTACTGACTGGGGTGATATTCCCAGCGTGGGAGTGGGGGCCTATGGGTATGCCCCATCTTCGATATTTGGGGACAGCTCACAAGCAAGATCTGGCCATTCGAGACTCTACAAAATGCCGCAGGCTAATCAGCTCTAGCTGGTATCAAAATCTCTGGCCGGTTGAGATTACGGGAGACCAAAATGCAAAAACAAAATTCGAGAACACCTCCACCGGATTCCGCGAGGCGATGGCGTTTACTAGCATGACCGGTGCCCGAGGCGACCGCGTCCTTCTCGACGACCCGCACAGCGTTGATGATGCTAACAGCCGTGCGCATCTTTCCTCTGCGGTTAAAACATTCCGAGAGGCCCTTCCCAGCCGCGTCAACAATGACGACTCCGCAATCGTTATCATCATGCAGAGACTTCATGAGTGCGACGTATCAGCTGAAGCGCTGTATCTTGGATATGAGCATCTTTGTATCCCTATGCGCTACGAGTCGGCTCGCCATTGCAAAACATCGATTGGATGGACAGATCCGCGCAAGGAAGATGGCGAGATAATGTTCCCCGAGCGGTTTTCAGAGAAGTATGTTTCTGAATTGGAAAATTCGCTAGGGACATATGCGGCAGCTGGGCAGCTTCAGCAAAGGCCAGCTCCGGCTGATGGAGGGATATTTAAATCAGAATGGCTGAAATTCTGGAGCGTATTGCCGAAGTTCGATTATCTCAACATCTACGCTGACACTGCTATGAAAACAGGGCAGGAAAATGATAGCACGTCGCTGCAACTGTGGGGGAGTTCTGGCGGCAAGATTTATCTAGTTGACATGATTCACGACAAGCTAGAATCTCCTCAGTTATTATCTGAGTCCCGTGCGTTCTGGGACAAGCACCGGGAAACCTACGGCGGGAAGCTGCGCAAGTTCAAAATTGAAGACAAGGCCAGCGGAATCGGGCTGATTCAGCAACTAAGACAAGACGGTGTTGCGGTTGACCCAATACCCAGGAGCCGCGACAAGGTCAGCCGAGCACACGATGCCGCACCCCAGATAGAGGCGGGCAATGTACTGCTGCCCGAGCGGCACTCGTTCCTGTCTTCTATGCTGGATGAAATAAAAACATTCCCTAACGCTGCACACGATGACACGGTAGATCCCATGATGGACGCGATACAGGATATGCTCAATTCGCCAGCGGGGTATAGCTGGGCGGGTTTTTGACTCGGTGGTTGACATATTGCTATTGTCAATCCAAAATTCCTAGAAATATCTGACCGGCCGCGGGAATGAGCGCAATAAAAACTCTGTACGACGGAATGATTAATCTAGTCGCAAATCTCGGGACTAGCCGAGACAAATCCGCTCATTCGCAATATTTCCACACTGTAATACCTGCAAACGAACTCGAGGCAATGTTTAGCGAGAGCTGGCTTGCTAAGAGAGGCGTTACCGTTCCCGCGTCTGACGCTACCCGCAAGTGGCGCAATTGGCGCGCAGAGTCTGACCAGATTGGTAAGATTGAGGCGGAAGAAAAGCGGCTTCAATTGCAGGCAAAAACCATGCAGGCCATAATTGCGGCGCGTCTATACGGCGGGAGCGCAATATACATCAACACCGGTACAGCTTCACCCGAGTCTCCGATTAGCGACAATGAAAACATCATCAGCCTAGTTGTACTGAGTCGCCATGATCTGGCTGCGGGAAAAATTGTCCGAGACATCAATAGCGAATATTTCGGCCGTCCTGAATTTTATTCGATTCAGTCAAGCGGCGAACCAGTGAATATACACTCGAGCCGGTTTGCGCTATTTTTCGGAGAGCGAAGCAATTTCAGTTTGAGCGGCGACCATTGGGGCGATAGCGTTTTACAGTCTGCCCGCGAGGCAATCCGCAATGCGGACGCAACTGTTGCGAACATTGCGAGCTTGATTTTTGAGTCCAAGGTTGACGTAATGAATGTCGAAGGGTTCGCCGATCTGCTGGCCGCGAATCAGGACGATGTTCTTCTGCGCCGCGCTCGGCTTCAGGCTACGATGAAGGGGACGAACGGGATGATCATGCTGGATGCAAAGGACAGATACGACAGCAAGGCATTCGGCTTTGGCGGTCTGTCGGAGCTTTGGTCTCGGTTTCAGGAGTGGGTTTCTGGAGCATTCGGAATACCCGTTACTCGCATGTTCGGTCTGTCATCTGCTGGTCTGTCTGGCAGCGGTGATGGCGATGAGCGAACATATTATGACAGCATTGAGCAGCTGCAGACTCTAACAATCGCGCCAGCGCTTGAGAGGCTGGATAATCTGTTGATCCGCCAGTCTCTCGGGTCGCGTCCGCCAGAGGTTTTTTACGATTGGGCCCCGCTTCGGCAGCTGAGCGAGAGTGACCGCGCCAATATTTTCAATCTGACAGCCACTGCTTTGCGCTCTCTGGCCGGTGCAAACGCTGGAGAGTTAATACCTATCGACGCGCTGTCAGACAGCGCTGTCAACGAACTGACAGAGATGGGGGTGCTGCCAGGGCTTGAGCAGAAAATATCGGAGTATGGAAGCTTGCGAGAGCAAAACAGTTTCACGGGGTTTGAAGAATGAAAATCACCGACAGCGTTTTACTGAGTGACAAGATGGTCGTCAATGATAGCGGCTATCTAGAATGTGCTGCTCTCACCGCGCGGGTTGGCATTCAGCAGTACACGGGCGAAGAGATGGGCCGACCGGACATTTTCGTTGTTAATGTGTACCGAGACGAATCCGAGGTGTTCAGCAAAAAATCATTGGATACGTTCAGCAAACTGCCGATTACCAATGACCACCCGGCAGAGGAAGTGACCGCCGAAAACTGGAAAGAGCTGGCGGTTGGATCAACTGGCGATGACGTTTTGCGCGATGGTGAGTATCTGAAAATCGGATTGAAGATAACCGACGCCAGCGCAGTTAAATCGGTGCAGGACGGCAAGAGGGAATTGTCGGTAGGCTATTCGGCAGAGATTGAATGGGTTGACGGTGTCGCGCCTGACGGTACGCCGTATCAGGCCGTCCAGAAAAACATTGTAGCCAACCACATTGCAATAGTGGATCAGGGCCGAGCAGGACCGAGGGCGCGCATTGGAGACTCATGGGGAAACGAACCAAAACCAACGGGCGGCAAGCCCACTAAAACCAACGACGCAGGAGGTCACATGACCAAAACTGTAATCCTTGGTGACGCGGCTGTAACAGTGCCCGTTGCCGACGCCGTCGCCATCGAGGCGTTCAAGGCCGCATCCGCGAAAGCAATCGCAGATGCGAAACAAACTAACGATGCCGCCATTGCTGCCAAAGATGCGGATATGGCGAAGTTGCAAGCGCAGCTAGACGATGCAAAAGAGAAAATTCTCTCCGACGCTGATATCGATGCCCGCGTTGCTGCTCGCGCCGACCTGGTAGCAAAAGCAAAATCAATCTCGCCAGACGTTAAAACCGATGGTGTGAAAGATTCAGATATCCGGAAGGCCGTAGTAGCCGCAAAACTCGGAGACGCTGCAATTGCAGAAAAATCCGAGGCATATGTGGATGCGCGGTTTGACATTCTGGTTGAAGACATGGCAGAAAAAGATCCAGTGGCTACCGCATTCGCAGGCGCTGGAACCACAACCGTGACCGACAGCCGATCCGGCTATCTGGCGCGACTGGCTCGCACTAAACAGGAGGCGTAAATCATGGCGCTAATTCCAAATCGAACAACTCCCGCGCGCGGCATTGTCGGCACATGGGCAAACATGGAAGAGGACAACGCTCGTACCAAATTCGCTGGTGAAGAGTTTGCCGCTGGTGTCCCTGTTATGCTGGGGTCTGACACAAACAATGCGGCGGTCTATGACGGCGAGGGCAAGTTCATCGGCATCGCGCTGGGAACGAATACGATGTATGGCTCAGCGACCACCGACGGCGAGGCGACTTTTTCCGTAGGCGACATCTTCGGTGTTGCAGATATGGGCTGCGTGTTCGTTCTCTCGGGCGAGGACGTTACCGAGGGCGCGGATGCCTATTATGATCCCGCTACGCGGAAATTCCACGGCGCATCTGGTGGCAGTCGCATTGTGGTGCCTAATTGCGAGTTCGACGAATCAGGAACGGAAGGCGAGCCGGTGGCGCTGCGTATTCGTGTCGTTCCAGGCACTACCGCAACCATTACCCCGCCCGATAACGACGACGAAGATTAAGGAGACACACTATGCCTATCAATATTTCCGACGCGCAGGCGCTTAACTACCTGCGACAACAGACACGGGTAACATCTGCGAAAGCGTTTGAAGTCCAGTACGATATCGTTGATTACGCCGCACTGGTGCCCGTCAATACCGACTACCCCGAATGGGCTAGCGGCGCTGATTTTCAAATCGGTGACCTAGCCGGAGCTGCGAAATGGCAGAGCGGCTGGGCAGAGGACGTGCCGAAAGCTGACGTATCCCTGATCAGCGTTGGCGTAGACTTCGCTATGTACGCCGTGGGTTACGGGTACAACGTGGAAGAGTTGGGCAAGGCCATGCACGCCGGATTCCCTCTGACCGCACGTAAAGCGGTTGCAGCTCGCCAGGCGGCAGATATCTTCTGCGCTGAAACCGCGCTGTACGGCGGCGGCCATCCAGGATGGACGGGTCTTATCAACAAGTCTAGCGTAACCCCAGTGGCCTCGCCCAACACCGGCACCGGCAGCGCTCGCAACTGGGTTGCCGCCAGCGGTGTGGGACTGAAAACCTCAGAGCAGATCGTTGCCGAGATGAATAGCGTACTCCAGGGTCCGCCATCATCCAGCGGCGTGTTGACCAGCCTTCTGGGTAACACCGTGCTGCTACCAGCGGCGGCAATGAACTACATCACCAACACCCCTTACGGCGTCAACGCTCAGGGCATGACGATTTACCAGTATTTCCTGGCAAACAACGTCTACACCCAGCGCACAGGTCAGCCGGTAACCGTTCGCGAACTGCCAGCGCTAGCGATTGCAGGGACTGCCACCGGCGTAGAAGGTCAGGGCCGCGTTGTGGGTTATCGCAACAGCCCCGACGCCATCGAACTGCCTATGCCTATGCCGTATAATTTCCTCGACGTGCATCAGTCAGGGCCGCTGCAATGGAATGTGCCAGGAATCGGTCGAGTCGGCCAGTTGACCCTGATCCGTGATGGCGCGCTGCGCTACCTCGACGGGGTAACACCGGCACCAGGCGATTAACCTAAACGGATATACGTAGAGACTGAACCACTCTACGTTTTTACGGTGACAAAAATGCAGAATCTTAAAAATCTCACCAACTCACCCTATGCAATCCGCACCGCAACAGGAGAAACCGTAATGCTCCCGTCGCGCGGCGAGATTGACGTAGACGTTGATCCGCAGATCCTGCATACACTGCGAATCTGCGGATATATCACAGTTTCTGACGTTCACGAAAAGCGGGGGCGCAAGTAATCATGGCCGCCTACGGTAGTGATTCGGGGTTGTCTGACTGGTTATCCAGTCAAGGGCTGGCATTACCGCCTGGTGCGCCTGACCTTTCGGTGCTGAGAGCAATCGGCAGTCAGTACGTTGACGCAGCCTACGAGGCGCGGCTGTCATGCAGTAGCCGAGCAGGCGGATTCAGTCAAGAATTGGCGTGGCCTCGAAATGGACACCGTGTGAACGGTCAATCAGTTCCGAGCGATTTAGTACCTCAGTCGTGGATCAATGCCAGCTATCGCGCAGCTTATTTGCAGGCAGCGCAAAACGGATGGGCTATCGCCGGTAGAGACCCGTCGCGCGTTACACGTCGGGAAAAGGTGGACGTAGTAGAGCGTGAGTTTTTTGCGAATGGCGAGGCTGGCGACACAGGTAATGCCTCAGCCGGTTTTAATGTTGACCCCATTATTGACGGATGGCTGTCGGTGTGGCTCTGCCCCGCAGGGCGCAGCGCAGATACATTGTTTAGAGTGGTGTAACTGTGGCGGACTTCTACGAGGAAATGGCCGCAATGACTGCCGACCTGCTCGCACCGACAAGCGCAGGAGGGCTAGGACAGGGTGAGATCGTTTTGTCTCGCGAAGGAGATCCTTCGCCAGCACCAAACCCGTGGGAGCCAGTTGATACAGCGGAACGGATCACCGAGAAATTGAGCGGTGCCGTGTCGGGAGTAAGCGCGAGAATGGTTGGAATTGAGGCCGGAGGCACTGTGATTTTAAAATCGGATCGTCAGTTGATTGCAGCGGTTCCACATATGGGTTATCAGCCGGGTGACCAAATTCTGATTGACGGCGTTCCAGTTATGATTATCGACGTTCAAAAAATACCGGCGGCGGGAATAACGTCAGCCGTTAAATTTATCATTCGCGGGTGATGAAATGGCAATCATGCCGTCAAGACCACAAGCCAGACAATTCGCCGAGTTGCTTCGCACTCTTGAGCCGAAAGTCAAGCAGGCGTTTATGCGCGGCGTCGTGGACTTGCATTCAAATGTGGATTGGCCCGCGCTGCTATCTGCTCTTGATCGTCAAAACATAACCGAAGCCGTGATGTCTCTCAACATATCATCCGCCGCGTGGGCCGAGTATGGCTCGGCCGTTACCGGAGTTTATTCAACAGCCGGATATGAAACAGCAAAACAGATTTCAAAAATCAAAGGCGTTGGTATTGGAATTCGCTTTGATTCTCAGAACCCGAGAGCCGAGCGATGGATCAAACAGAATGTAGCTGGCCGCGTTGTGGGGTTTTCGTCTGAGCAAATAGAAACGGCGAGAGAGGTTATATCTGAGGGGTACGCGAGAGGCGATGGGCCGAGAAACATTGCGGTTGACCTTGTGGGCAGGGTTGGCCCTAGCGGCGTTCGTGAAGGGGGGGTTCTGGGTCTGGATCAGCCGAGAGCCAGGCGATACAACGCGGTTTCTGTCGGAATGCGTACGCCTGAAGGCGTTAAAAGTCTGGTGTCCAACGGGAAGGTTCGATACAAAGTCAATCCCGCCACCGAGGCAAGAATTTTAGCGGCGTGGAAGTCGGGGACAGCTGTACCAGAAAAACAGCGATTAATTAGCGAGCGGCAATACAATAATGCGCTATTGCAACAGCGAGCCGAGACAGTTGCAAATACCGAGACGGCCGAGGCTGTTTTGGCAGGGAGACAGGAGCAGTGGGAACAGGCCGCCGAACAAAAAGAATTCAACAAAAGCGACATCCAAAAAACCTGGCAGCACAGACGCGGAAGTCAAGGTAGGGAGGATCATATCAAGATGAACGGCGTTTCGGTTATGGGCATTGATACCCCGTTCACTCTGCCGGATGGGACGCAAATGAAATACCCACACGACCCCGCAGGCGGAGCAGAGAATAATATCAGCTGTGCCTGCTCGTGCGAATATAGGCTGATCAGGAGAGTTAGCTGATGGCCAGTTTTTCGGATCAGGTGGACGATTGGACGCGCGAGACAAAAGAGCGCGTCGACGCCGTTTATGCTCGGTCGGTTGAGATTCTGGGAGAGGAAATGTCAAAGACTCGTCCGCAGGGTGGGCGAGTGCCATTTGACACGGGCAATTTATCTAGGTCTCTACTAGCAAGCACAAGCGGCCTTCCTTCCGTGTCTGAAGGCCCATTCGTGGGTAGCAACGTCGGTCTGATTGCGGCAACGCTAGAAGCTGACGATACCGTGTGGCTTGGCTACCAGGCTAAATACGCCATGCGTGTGAACTACGGCTATATCGGCGAGGACAGTTTAGGCCGAATCATTGTCCAAGGCGGCGCGCACTTTGTAGAGGCTGCTGAGTCGGAGTGGGACAACATTGTTAGCTCTGCAGTAAAAGAGATTAGGTATCAAGCGGGGGCATAATGAGCGAACCTACAATTAATACATCGATATGGCTGGCATTAAAATCTCGAATTGACACTATACCGACTCAGATTAACATCATTATGCCCGGCAACTTCCCAGAAGAAGCGCCTCACGATAACGGGCAGATGTTGCCTTTTTTGCACGTTGCTAGAGTGTTTTCAGATCCGTCTCCAGCGTTTATAGAAGATGGTAAGCCTCACACTAGAACGGGAGCCTTGATCGTAACACTGCGGCACCCGATAACCAGGGCGTATACAATCTCTCGATATGATCAGATAGCGGGGGAAGTGGCGAATCATTTTGTTGACGGCACAATGATGCGGCACGGGAATGTTTGCGTCAGAGTCACATCATATCCGTCAATCAATGAGGGATATGAAGATAATGGATACTGGGTTGTTCCTGTATCGATACCGTGGAGGACTTTTGTATGACCTGTGAAAAATGCGCTGAACGGCGCGAAAAGGCGCGGAAGGCGCTACTGAATGCCGCTATGGGTGTTTCCTGCGCGGTTAAACGTGTAACTCGTAGACGGAGAAAATCTAAATGAGCGAAGCACTCTACACAATGGCAAACACCAAAATATTTATTGGTGACGCGCCGATGCAGTCAAAAATTGAAATCACCCCGAACGATTTTGCAGATGTTTCATGGATGGAGATTACAGGGCTTTACAACGTCGGCGAGCTGGGGGGTGAGCAAACTATTAACGAGTTTGAGCTGATCAATTCAAATTGGTTTTTCAAAACCAAGGGCTCGCGAAACGGCGGGACGATGACAAACCAGTTTATTCCACTTGCTCTTGACCCGGGCCAAAAGAAGGTCTTAGATGCGATTGAAGACAATTGTGGCGTGTACCCTGTCCGAGTGGAGCGAGGCGCGGACTGCTCGCCTGAGTCAGTAGTAACAATCTCTGACGATGACCCCGCTGTTGTGACATGGGCCGGGCACGGGCTCCTTGATGGCCAGCCTGTAATGTTCAGTGTTGAAGGCGGCGACCTACCCGATGAGATTCAGGACGGAGTTGTTTACTACGTCATTGATCCGCAAAGCAACACGTTTAACATTTCGGCGGAGCCAGGTGGGTCAGCTATTTCTGTTGCATCTGAGGGTACAGGGACAATCACAGCTACAGCACCACCGGCTGGGATGACTGATATGTTCCAAGCTCTGGTCACAGACGGGGCGCGATCCGGTGGGGCAAAAAACGACCTTTACCTACGAACTTGGAACTTTGCAGTAAACGGCCGCATCATCACTGTTTAACCTGAATCCCCGTTAGGGGTAGGGGTTGGCGCGGCTTGGTTCACCGCGCTGGCCCTGCTTTATTGAACCATGAACCGAGGGACTAAAATGGACATTAACAATCTGGTCTTGACTGACGATGCCGTTGCAACAATTGATAACGGCGCTTGGGTTGGCGATCTTGCCGGAGCGCCCGGAGTTAAATTGAAAGTGCGAGGATGGGGAAGCAAGTCGGTTCAGGATTTTATCGATTCAAAAAAATCGAATTGAAGGTATTGGTCGAAACGGTAACCCCTGAACAGCTGGCAGACGTGACCCGTTCTGCCTTGGCTGAGGTTGTGATTCTGGATTGGGACGGACTGACAAACAACGGCGAGCCATTCCTGTTTGACCGTGAATATGCGCGCAATGCTATCACGTCAAAAAATGGTGCTCGATTTGCTGACATCGTTCTGTCGGCTTCGATGAAGCTGGATTCAAAAGTCAACGATTACGTTGAGAGCGCATCAAAAAACTCATAACCCGTCTCAGGTGGACGCTAGATCACCCCGAGGCGGGGAAATTAGCATCGGCATACAGGCGATACGGCGCACCAGTTCCTGACGGACTGGTACCGCCATCCCTTGACGATGTTGAGGTGTCAATGTGGGAATCTTTCGGGGATCTACACACCGAACGGCAATCAGGATGCCCTATCCCATCCAGTGCAATCAGGGCGGAGTCTCGCTGTAAAAACGGAATCGCCGCTGATGTTTTTCCAAGGTCATTCGGTTGTTGGATGACTCGTACCTGCAATATCAAAAAGAGGCTCTAGAAAAATGGCAGAAATCTCGACGCTAGGGATTAAAATTGATGGTGTTGCAGGGATTGATAGGGCGGCAAGTTCTCTCGACGATTTGAGCGATGCCGCGTCAGGCGCTGAGAAGGGTATGGGAGGCGCAGGGAAGGCATCGGCATCGTTAGGGAATCAAGCCAAAGCGGCTGCTAAATCGATCAGTACAATGGCGCTCGCCGCAGCGTCCGCCGCTTCAGCGGCTGGTATTGCGCTCGTAAAATCTCAAATTGATCTATCGAATGAGCTGCGGATACAGTCTCAGTTGTCAAACGCAACAACGACCGAATTCCAGAGGCTTGCAGTAGCAGCGGGAACGGTCGGGATCAATCAAGAGAAACTATCTGATCAGTTAAAAGATTTTAACGAGAAGCTAGGAGAGTTTCAGCAATCTGGCGGCGGAGGGATGCTGGATTTTTTCGAGCAAGTGGCTCCGCAAATCGACATCACTGCCGAAGCGTTCAGAGGGTTGTCTGGGCCGCAGGCTTTGCAGCTCTACTATGACTCATTAGAAAAAGCTGGGCTGTCTCAGCAACAAATGAGTTTCTATCTCGAGTCTATGGCATCTGACACCACAGCCCTCATACCGCTGCTTCGCAACGGCGGCGAGGCGATGGCGTTTCTAGCAGACGAGGCCGAACGCGCTGGCGCGATCATGAGCGAGGACGCTATATCATCTGCGGACAGGCTGGCATCCACAATGTGGATTGCAGAGCAGAGCGTTGATGGGTTAAAAAATCAAATAGGATCGGCTCTCCTGCCGGCTCTTAGTGATATGGCCGTGGAGCTTTCTAACGTATCAACAGATACGGCTATTACCGACGATATTGCCAAAACTTTAGCGGGCACTCTGAAATTTTTAACTAGCGCAGCCGTTGGGGCTTACGCATCTTTGCAGATTGCAGGGCGAGGAATAGTCGGCGTTGCTGCGGCCATTTCGGAAGAGTGGGAAAAGGCGGGTCTGCTAGAGAAGGCTAACCCATTAGCCCCATTAGTGCTGCTCGGCCGCACAGTATCGGGAGTGATCAGGGGGGATAATGAAGCGGCAAAAGCGGCGGCAGATGATTTGTCTGGGACTATTGAACGCTACGCGAATCTAATAAACTCGATACAAGATGCAGGGTCAGGTAGTGCCAGCAACGATACAGTTGATCGAATCACCCAGATGCGAAAATCTATGGATGAATTCCGCAATAAATCATACGAGGCTGCGGGATCAAACAGTGAATTTTCCCAATCGGCAAAAGATGCCGCAGATAAAATTCAAGAGGAGATTACTGCGCTTGATCGAGCGGCAGCCGTCTGGGGGATGAGCGCGGATCAGGTTAAAATTTATGACCTTACTGCGCTTGGAGCAACCGACACTCAGTTAAAAATGGCTGAGGCGTCATTGCAGGAAGCGGCGGCAAAAGAGGCTCAGAAAACTGCAACAGAGTCTTATCTGAGTTTGGTGAAAGAGCTTCAAACAGATGAGGAAAAGCGGACAGACCAGCTCAAAGAAAGGCTCGCAGTTCTTGATGCAATCAAAACCGCGTCGGATCAGGATTACTCAAGAGTTGCACAAGCTGCGTTTGAAGAGGCTCCGGATTATGGCGGCATCGCCCCAGAGATTGGTGGCGCGATGGGCGAGCTTTCGAAAATTGATGAGGCTCAGGAAAAATTAGAGACGTGGTACCAGACTCAGATTGATATGCTCGCTCAATTCCGATCAGAAAGGGCCGACCTTGCAGCGCAATGGGACGAGCAAGAGGTTATGCTCGAGGAAAAACGTGTTTCCAAATTGATGGAAATTGAAAAGGCTCGACAAATTGCTCAGCTTTCAAGCACAGAGCAATTATTCGGTACGCTGGCGGGTCTGACAAAAAACTTTTCTGGTGAAAGCAGTGGGGCATACAAGGCGTTATTCGCAGTTCAGAAAGCGGCGTCAATCGCCCAATCTCTCGTCGCCATTCAAACTGGTATTGCCCTGGCAGCAGCAAATCCCTGGCCAACAAACATTGCCGCTATGGCGTCTGTAGCCGCAGCTACAGGCAGCATTATCAGCGCTATATCGTCTATCACTATGCCTGACGGGCAAGCCCACGACGGTATTATGAGCGTCCCATCCGATGGTACATGGAATCTGAAAAAAGGGGAGCGAGTAACAACTGCAAACACCAGTGCACGGCTTGACGCTACGCTTGATAGAGTCGAGAGCGGGCAGCAATCACGCGGTACAGTAGTCAACATTCACAACGCTCCGCAGGGGACCACTGCTGAGCAATCAACCGGCCCTAGCGGAGAGGATATTATTGATATTTGGCTGGCCGACTTCAATCAGGACGGGAAGACGGCTCAGGCGGTATTTCGGAGAACCGGAACGGGGGCTAATGGGATATGAGTATTTTAGAACAGGTTTACGCTGAGGGAGGGGATGTCATTCTTCACACTATCGAGCTGCATTCAGATTCTTGGAGCGACAGGATAGCATTAGTCCGTGATTATGTTGATTGCACTGCGGTCACAGAGGACAGCAGGACGGTAACATTCACCGCGTCGGGCATGGGCGTGGCTTTGCCAAAGCGTGACGCCAGCGGAGCTCAGTCGCTCAAGTTCGCAATCGACGGAGTGAGAACGGAGGCTACTCGTCTTCTCAGGCAGGCCGACGCAGAGGGTAGAGAAATTAATCTGACGTACAGGGCATATCTAGCTAGTGATTTGTCAGAGCCTGCGGACTCGCCGGTTGAATTTATCGTCAGGAGTTTTGTAGCGCAGGCTGATCACGTCGAGGTCACGGCCTCGCTGTTTGATATGATTGATATGAGGTGGCCTAGAATTGTTTATGACTCATCGACAGCGCCGGGGCTGAAATTTACGCAATGATTAAATATCTGACGGCAATCTACAAAGACGGCGCGAGAGGCGAGGTTAGCGATGATGGCCGTTTGTTTTTCGATTGTTGGGGCATGACCAGGGCGGCGAGAGTTGAATTTTATGGCCGTAAAATGATGGCCAGTCGAGGAGGGGAATATCAGAAAGACCCAGAAGGGTTCACAAATCGATATCGCGAACAAATCGCAGAAATGCGAGAGATTACTGATCCCGTGCCGGGATGCTGCGCCGCCGTCCTAAAAAAAAATACGTTTGCACACACGTCGCGCTTGTCACTCAGATTAATAGTGGGCTTGGGGTTTTAGAGATAAACCCCGGTCGGGGTGCGCGTCATATTCCATTCCACCGTTGGATAGCAGAAAATAAACACAGGACGGTGAAATATTATGACGATTAGAGTATACCCGAGCAGGCTTGAAGGCGAGCCAATCGAGACGCACGAAACAACCGGTCGGATGAGCATAACTGACTGGCTAAAGTCGGTTGCCCCTTCGTTTCGGGCTGACGCCGAAAATGTACACCCAACAATCAGAGTCAATCAGGAATTAATCCCACCGGAGTCATGGCCGCTGACATTTTTCCTGCCGTCTGACGACATTGATATTTACATTGAGGCGCGAGGCGTAGAGACAATCATCTATGCCGTTTTATTTGTAATCGCTGTCGCGGTTGCAATGAGCGTAAAGGCTCCGTCAGCGGCATCAAACCGGAGGGCTGGCAGGACGTTAGAAGAGCCTGGAGAGCTGGCTAACCAAGTCCGCTGGGGCGATCCCATTCCGGATATCGCGGGATCACCGATCACGTACCCTGATTATATATTGCCGCCGCGACGATATTTTCAAAACAAAACTCAGCAATGGGTAGACTCTCTAGTGTGCGTCGGCGTTGGTAGTTATCAGATAGACACTACTCAGATATGGGTCGGGGAAACTCCGGTAACAACTCTAGGTGATGATGTTGAGGTTACGGTGTACGAACCGAACCAGACAATCCCAGCGGATCATAGCAGCTGGTGGCACACTCCCGAAGAAGTCGGGTTTACCACTCTGGGCGGATCAGGAATGACGATGGGCCCGTCAGAGCAGATAACTGCATTCTGGACGTCAGACGTCACACTGTCGGGGCAGAACATAACGGGAGACGTGGCAGTCCCTTCAGACTGGGAGAACGGATTAACTCTTCGGGTTGAATGTGATCACCCGATCAAATACAGCGGCAATGCTATTGAGTCCGCTATGCTAGACACGCTTGGGTTAACTCCAGGCGATATGATCGAGATTACCGGCGTAAATAGCGGGATTTACACGGTATCAACTATTGAATCGGGTAGCGGCGGAGATCCGGGATCGCCCGCTACAGCAACGGGCAGTATTTCGCCAATTCGGTACGACTTCTCAGTCACTCCGGCATTTTTGACTATATCGTTGGGGACATCATCTCCGGTTGTGAGCCTGACCACAACGGTTTCAGGGCTGTCTGAGCTCGTCAATGTGATGAACAGTCAGCTAAATAGCACACGGGTCAGAGCTAGAGAATCGTCTGGGGCTCTGGAAATCTATCAAATTGATCCGTACGACGGTGGCAATATCACAATTTCAGGCGACGTATCAGATCTGTTGGGGTCGCCCACTTTTGTCGCGGGGACTCCTACAGTGTTGCCGTCTGGGTCGAGATACATTGTAGCCGGTGCGAACTTTGGCACATCGACAGAAACGGCCTCGGCGGGGTTTGTTGGACTTGGGTTTCAGATAACCAATATTTCTGTTAGCACTGTAACAGTGGCCCCTCCAGATGTACCGTTCTGGACTGGGTTCCCGTCTAACACATCCAACGCATCAAGCGGCGTTCAGGTTGATCGCGGATCAATGGTGGGGGGCTGGCTTGGATGGTTTACTGCTACGCCGAGAGGCGAGGAGTCGGACTGCTTCGAGGTTGATATATCGCTACCTAACGGGCTCATCTCATACAACAAAAAGGGGCGCATCCGTTCTGCCTCAGCGGGAGGGGAGATTCAGTGGAGATACATTGGCAGCCCTACAATTAACAGCTTCACATTTAACAACAGTGACTCTAACGCGGACTACATGGGACACACATACCGCATCAATCATGCGCCTGGGCGAGTTGAGGTTAGGGTCAGGGCGAGCAGTGCCCCGTCAACGTCAGCGTCAGTGAGCGACAAACAGCAGTGGTCAGGGCTGCGCTCTCGAATAATCGGGGCTCCATCTCGGTATCCCAACATGACTCTGCTGCATGTGAGCTTGCGCAGCGGCGACAAAATATCAGGCGGCGTTGAAAATAGGTTATCAATCCGTCCTATGCGTATTTTGCCGGTGCCCGACAACCCAGCCGTGCAGGAGCCAACCAGAGGCATCATCCCATATTTTATCTACATGATGGAGACGGTAGGATACGGCAGGGACAAGCTGGACATTGACCACCTGATTGACCTTCACGATATTTATGAAGACCGTCAGGATTATTTTGATCTGTCAGTCAATAGCTCTAGCACACTCAAGACGATTGCTAACTATTGCCTATCTGCGGGGTTTGCAGAGCTAAATCTGCGCAAGGGGAAAATATCAGCAGCTCGTGACGCGCTGAGGCTTGAATACCCGTCTCGAATTTACAGCGCGCAGGAGCTGAGAAAGGGCGGCGAGCTGGTAGAAATCACCAAATCTCGTATGCCCGATGAGATCGACGGGGTTGATGTTGAATACATCGACTATCAAACCGGTAGATCAATGACAGAGCCTTACCGATTAGCGGGCGACCAAGGGCTTCGAGTTCAAAAAATAAAATCGCCCGGGGTGACAAGACGAACTCAGGCATGGCGAATTGCTGCCCGAACACGGCGAGAAGCCGAATACCGGCGAACGGTATACAAAGGCGGCACCGAACTGGCTGCAATGAACTCGTTTTACATGGATTATGTTGGGATGCAAGACGGCATCCCAGAGTACGGGCAGAGCGCATTTATTTTAGCTGTTGACGGAAATGATTTAATTTTGTCTGAGCCCGTGTCCGGTGACGGATCAATGGTTATTAGGATTCGCAACAGAGATGGGACTGCAATGCGGCCCATGAACATAATCAGCTCTAGCGGGAACAGAATAACGCTAGAAGAGATTCCCGCCGGAGTGACAACAGACCCGAACAATCCGACTGTGGTCTACATCGGCCGATTGATACAATATATTCGCGAAGGGATCATATCAGAGGTTACTCCGTCAGCAGACGGGACAGTTGACTTCCAGGCACTAAACTATGACGTACGGGTTTATGCTGACGACGACAGCGCGCCAGACAGGGCTATCTTGACCAGCCACCCTTATCGGAAAATTATTCTCACGAGCGCACCCTATCGAAGCATTACGCTGACAAGCCACCCGTATCTTCTGGGCTTCTTTGACAACGCAAGATCAAGATATTCTCTCAGTGTTGAACGGACAGAGCCTCCTAGAGTTGATCAAATTGAGTCTGTTGGCATTAGCGAAATCAATGCTACTATTATCCTCAGGGATGTTGTGCAAGAGTACACAGCACCTATTGAGAGTGTAGGCATTAGTGAGATTAACGCTACAATCATTTTGAAAGACGTTGTTCAGGAATATACAGCCCCTATCGAGAGCGTGGGAATTAGCGAGATTAATGCTACAATTACACTGAAAGATGTTGTTCAAGAAACTAGAAACACAAGAGACAGCGCAGCAAGCGGTTATACTATCGAGGTTGAGCGTGAGTAAAATAAAGGCCACTGTTGGTACAAAAATTAGTGTTCAGGTTCTACGAGGCGGGAATGTTCAGCGCGAGTATGTGTTTCACAACATAATCACTAACGTCGGGCTATCGTCATGGCGAACGTCAGCACTTCCGACTTCAATCAGCATCGGTCAAGGGGTTCGATCCGAAGACCTGACTGTGACTGCACTGCAAAGCTACACGAGAAATTTTTCAGGAACGTGGGCGTACTTTGAACCAAATTACTTGGACGAAATAAACGGGGTTGTTAGGACAACGTATCAAATGACTGCACTATCCCCGGTTGAAACGTCCGCGCAAAACTACACAGAGCTAGGTCTGGGGGCTAATAACTCCCTGTGGACGTACGCAACCATCAAAGACCCTGCTGGGCTGCCCACTGCGGTGACGGTACTA